CCATTTGTTCTGTTCATAATATAATTTAGTCAACGCCACCCAAGGTTCGCGCGTGTGTGGCGCTTCAGCCGCCGCCTTGTGATACCAGCCTTCAGCTGCGGCTTGATCTCCAAGCGCCGCATAGCATTGACCCATAACGCGCATGGCGTAGCATCGATCGTTGACCCAAGTCGCTTCTGGCATTTTCAGATAACGGTTAAGCGCCTCAATCGCCTCTTCATAGCGGTTATAGAAATAGAGCTCACGCGCATAATAGAAGGCGTTTCGTGGGCAGTGTGGGTCTTCTTTGACCGATAGCTCCAGCGTTTCCATATAATGACCCCTGCTTTTTGTGGGGTCAGGATGATGCGTTATGAGCAAAAAGTCAGTGTGCGCCCACACTTCAGTGATTCGCAGGTCTGCGCGGATGTGTTCGTGGCAGGGATGATGCCAGTAATAACCATGCCGCGCGTGGATCTTTTCTGAGTAGAAAATGATCCCCAAGCTCCAATCAAACTTGTAGCGTAAGTGCGTCGTCTCAGGCGTCCAAACGCGCTCTATTTCCTCCCGCCAGCCGGGTTCCATAACCTCATCCGCGTCAAGACAAATGCAGACGTCCATATCGCGAGGAATAAGAGCAAGAGAGGCATTACGCGCATGATCGAAGCGCCAAGGCGTAACGCAGATCTCATGAACGGTTACTCCATTTTCTTTTGCAATTTTGACTGTGTCATCCGTTGATCCAGTATCGGCAATGAGGAGCAAGTCTGCGTCTTTGGCTGATTGCGCCCAACGCTCAATAAATTGCTCTTCGTTTTTTGTTATCGTATAGACGGCGATTTTTAATTTATTTTCCATCTTTTTTCTGGCCCCTTCTCCAAAAAATAGATCCAAATATTGTGGGCGATTTTTTATCAACCACGGCATGGCTTCGTCATGCAGCTTTTGCGTGTTTTGCCCTAATGTCTGTGAGCCAGCGTGATGCACATATGATCGCGATATGTAATGATGATAGCCAAGGGCATTTAAATCTTCACACCAAACGTCGTCGCTATACCATTCAATTGGCGCAATCTGGCATGCTTCATAAGCTGTTTTAGACATATAATGGAATATTGGGCTGAGACGCTTTATTGGTCTGCACTCATGCTCCCAAGACCATTTGCCGTATTCTAGCTTGTCTGATGGCGATTGCTGATAGCGTATATTTTGCGTGTAGCGCGTGAAGTCAGTATGAGCCGCAACTATGCCAAGCTTGTCGCCGTGTATTGCTTTTAGATTGTCGATGTCTTCGCATATCAAGCGATAACTATCAGGCGTTAAAACCAGATCATCAGCGCAGACAATTACTTCATCATATTCTTGAAAGGCTATTTTTAGCGCGACGTCGTATGATTTGGCGGATGTCTCTTTCTTTGGGCTGTAGATTAGATGCGGGACATCAGGCGCATATGCTTTGATGCTCGCCTGTAATACGGGCAAGCATTTGCCGTCCACTGTGCAAGTGACGATTGGAAGCACATTCTCCCCCTTCTGAGAATGCTGATATTAGTTGAACTTGATGATGACTATGCCTGAGCCGCCGTTGCCGCCAACATTGGGATAATTTCCGCAACCGCCGCCACCGCCGCCAGTATTTGGCGTTCCGGCAGTCCCGTTTCCAGAAGCATTAGTGACACCAGCGCCACCGCCAGAAGATGCTGTTCCTCCAGTTCCTGGGCTTCCTGCTGCGCCGCCCCCCCCTCCAGCATACGATGGTGAAGGAGTAATTCCACTTATTGAAGAAGGTAACCCAGCGCCACCATTGCCTCCATTATTATTAGCACCAGAAATGCTTGCGCCGACGCCGCCTGCGCCGCCGCCGCCAGCACCGCCATAATAACCAGAAGATGCAGTAGCGCCGCCGCCATTATTGCCTTGCCCCGGTGTTCCAGGCCCAGCACTTCCAGCTGCCAATGGGGAAGCATCGCGGCGAGCAGCCCCACCACCAGAACCGCCACTTAATCCGCTCAAATAAGAGGTGCCGTATGTTCCAGCGCCACCGCCCCCCGTTGCTGTAACTGAAGGACCAAATGACGAATTGCCGCCGGGGCTTCCTGTAGTAGCGTAAGTAGCAGAAGCTGATCCAGCGCCACCCGCACCAACAGTAACTGTATAAGATGTGCCAGCAGTAACGCTTTGGGATGATGCAGTAATAAAACCACCAGCGCCGCCACCGCCACCAAGCTGGCCACCACCTCCGCCGCCAGCAACAACAAGATAATCAATTGTTGATACGCCAGTAGGAACAACAAAAGATCCAGAAGAATTAAAAACAAGAACATTCGGGCCAAATTGAACATAAGATAAAATAACAATACCGGAACCGCCTGCGCCGCCATTGTATGTAGTGGAGTTAGTAAGCGCACCACCACCACCGCCGCCGCCTAAATTAGTAGACCCATTTGAGCCTGCGGCCGCTTGATTTGCATTGCCACCACCACCAGCACCGCCAGAACCTACAGTTCCAGTGTTAAGCACAGAGTAGATGCTGCCGCCACCGCCGCCAGCATAAAATGTGCCAGAATACGCAGTTCCGCTACCACCATTCCCGCCGACACCGCTTGTTCCGTTAGCCCCTTGATAGGGCGCAATATTGGTAGAGGCCCCACCCCCACCACCGCCACCAGTGGCAACATCAGCGCCAGATGAAGGTCCGCCATTTCCACCATCAGCGCCTTGACCAGACGTTCCTGTTCCTTTTGTCCCTCCGCGACTAGCGCCGCCGCCTGCTCCGCCTGTCGCGCCATTTCCTGCCTGCCCGCCTCCACCCCCACCACCAGTAGATGATACTAACGTGGTAAAAGGAGATGCGGTTAAAGCAATAGAAGAAGTGCCGCCTGTTCCACCTGTTGCTGATCCGGATATTCCTGCCGATCCGGCTGCGCCAACAGTTATTGTATAAGAAGCGCCTGCGGTAACAGCTTGCCCTGTTCCTGCTAAAAAACCCCCGCCGCCACCACCACCGCCAGTTTCATACCCGCCCCCACCGCCGCCAGCAACAACAAGATAATCGACGCTTGTTACACCTGTAGGTGCCGTCCAATTTTGCGTAGCAGTAAATGTCTGAACAATGGTTCTTCGAACAGGCCAAATGCCTTGGCTTGTGTAAATCTGCGCCGCTAATAAGGACCAAACGCCGGATGCAACAGATGTTGTTGGCGTATTATTAGGGCCAAGAACGCCGCCGTTTTGTCTGCGAGACATTAAGAGATGTCCTCATAAGAAACAGTGTAGGTAATGGCGCTGCCCGTGCCAGACGTTACAGATATGCAGGCATTTTCCATTAAATAGATGCCGTTGCTCTTTTCAATCACAACCAATGATGCATTTGCAGGAACAGAAACGCTTGTGCAAATTGGAAAAGCGGTGCCACCAGTAGGAGGATTTGTTCCTTGCACGTTAGCCGCCGTGTAATACGAAACAGTGCATGTCGCAGCAGAGCCAGTGTTATTTGACGCGACAAGGCTTTCGATTTTAAAAACCTTGTTAGAAGAAGCTGGATTATTTAGCAAAGAAATTGCAGTTGTGACACTTGGCGTCAGATATGTCGTAACGCCAAGTATAGATGTGACGCTAACAATATTAGGATTAGCCATTTTATCCTCCGAGAACGAGCGCCATTGCTACAGAAAATCCTGTCGTAGCAACGGTTCCGGTCGTAGCCGGAAGTGTTAGCGTATTGCTGCCAGCAGTAGCCGTGGCAGTTAAGGTAATTGATCCGCTTGTCGAGCCGTTATACTGCAAGCCGCTTGTAGTAACGCGCAAACGCTCGACACCGTCAGCCGAAAAGCCAATGACATTTGATGCGGGATAGGTAATGCCCGTATTGGTATCTGTGCCTTGCAGCGCAGGCGTTCCCGCGCTGCCATCTACGCCAGATATACCAGTTGTGCCATTGATAACTACGGCCATGTCAGTATTCCTTATGCAGGCTGTGGCTCAACCAATGCCCAAGACCCAGTGCCTTCATTCCAAAAGTAAACCTTGCCATCAGTTGGGTAAGGAACAGGCGCTTCCCAATCAACCGTCACAGGGCTTAACACCCATGATGGATAAGGCTTTGGCGGAATAAACGCATCAAGCTGCGAATTGTATGTGTAACCAATTCCCGCATATCGAACGCGGAAATTGCCGTTGTAGCTTGTCTGACGCCAATTGCCGCCAAAGAGGCGTTGGCAAAAAGCAATGCCAATGCTCTCAACTTCATTGCCGTCAGGCGTTGACGTATCGGAATTGGAGACGACGATTACTCGAAGGACGACGTCGTTGTTATCTAATTCAGCAAAATGAGCCATCTTTACTTTCCTAAATAAAGTGCGGTTAGTTCGTCTTCGTCCCCGACATGCCCGACGGGGAAAGTGTTAAAGGCTAGGCTGATCCTTGTGTCTTCGCCGCCTACTGGCTGAACCATATGGGTCAGGCTGGAAGGGAAAAACACTAAATCTCCGGTTCCTACAGGATACCACCAACTCTCCGAATTGTAACTATTCCACTCGACAGGCGGAAACTTAATTTGCTGATATCCTTCCTTGTAGAAAAATATCCTGTCAGTTTCCTTGTTGGCTTTGACATAATAACAGCCAGAGATCAGGCTGTTTGGATGTGCATGCTTATGATGATAC